ATTCATTCCGTAGCCTGCGCCATTATTTCTCAAGAAATTGTGGATTTCGTGGATTTTGTCGCGGAGAGCTTCGCGGTTGGTGATGTTGGTTGGTACAGATGCAGCGGATGCCATTTTTTTGCAAGTAAACAAATAATTATTTTATGACTTAGCGTCTTCGTTTTCCGGATCGGCGTCTCTTTTCGGAGCGTCTCTTCTTTTGCTGCCGTCTGCGCTTTCGGGAACCGCCGGACTTGTAACTGCTAAACTCCATGACACCGGGGCGGATTTCCTTTCCGTCAAAACCGAAGCCTTGGCCACCAGTTGAGTGGTACTTGGCGGGCTCACCTCCCATAGAGGTGGGCGATTGAGAGCTGAGAACTGCATTTGGTTGATATGCTTTTTCGAACGATGCAGACATTTGTTTTTATAGTGTATATCGATATAAAAAAGCGCGGCCAAGAAAGAGCAAATAGATGTTAGCGGTAGTTTTTGTATGCAACGCCAAATACTTTGACAAATTTGTGGAAACATGTACTGCACTAATTGATGTGGGTGAGTACAAAGGCGACATAGTATTGGTTATTGGCGACGACATCTGTGAAGAAGACGCAAAACAGCATGCATTCATACAGTCTCGACAAATCATTGTGCATAAATGTCCGGACATCACATTTGCAAACTTTGCGACAATGACGGAAACAAACGCGATGTGTGGCAAAGCTGGAAACAAACTTTTCCAATATCATAAATACCATTTGTTTACGACATTTTTCAAGCGATGGGATACAATATTTTACATCGATGCTGGAGCGAAAATATTTAACAATATACAACCAATATTAGATTGCGCAACTGAAACAAAAGATGGATTGCTCGCACACTCGGATGCGTATCCAACCTATCAATGGAAAATGTCGGGGCAGTTTCGCGGAGATTGTAGAGAGCTGCGCGAGCGCTGGAACTTGGAGCGCGATTATTTCCAGTCGACGATCATGTTGTTTGATACAAGTATTATTGAAGAAGATACATTTCGTGAGTTGTGCGATCTCACCGAAAAATATCCGACCTCGGGCACGAATGACCAAGGCATATTAAATTTGTATTTCGTGTGTATAAAAAACAAGTGGCGACAAATACCGATGGAAAATGATGATACATATTTTTACGATTTTAATATACGAAAAAATGACAAACCATACATAATGACAAAATACTTTGTTTTTAACGACTAAAGGGAACCTAAGGTTAAGGGAACCTTAGGTTCCCTTATGATTCCTCCTCTTTTTTAAGAAAAACACAAGACTATAAGATACTAGCATTAGCGTCGCAAAAACACCTTCTCGTCTTAATTTGCAAATTTACGTTTGCAAAGTTGTAAATAGCATACTAAAAGGAAGGATCAAAAGGAAACCTGGGTTTCCTTTATAAAGCAGGTGATTGCATCTAACCATTTGTTTCCTACACTATCCAACCCGTTATAATCGGTATCCTGGTTCGAATCTATTTTGAGCACGGGATAAGAAAAACCTTCGTGTTGAATGGTGTGGGCGGTCACGTACTCAGCGACTATCCGGACCTCATCGCAAGCGGTGTCGATCAACCACTTTGTGTGAAAGTCGCGGCATTTCTTGAGATAATCGAGGGGAATGTTGTCTTCGCCGTTGCGATTGCGCTTATTGATTCGCTGGTTGCAAACTTCGGGGTTGGAGTCCATGTAGATGACGGCATTGACGCGATACTTCTCGATATACTCGGCATACCATTTGTTGTAAATATCAAACTCTATTTTTTCGACAATTTTGTCGCCATGCAACATGTTCATGAAAATATTCTTGTCAGCACACAAGGATCGTTCGATGACAATAATATCTACATCGGAATTGTTTTTAATAGCCTGCCTAAGTAGAGAGAGACGCGTTATAAATGCCATAACCTGGAAAGTAAACGCATATCGGACCTGATTTGCATAAAACTTTTGGAGAATATTGTTTCCGGCTTCATCGTGAAAGTTCTCCCAAATGTCGAGCGGTTCCTTGAGGAAAAGTACTTTTTTAGTAGGCAATCTGACGGACAAATGTTTTTCTAAATGTTCGAGGATGGTGGATTTACCAGCGCCGATATTGCCCTCGATGGAAATGAGAAATGGTTTTTTTGGCATGTTTCCCTTTTTATTTTTGAAAAATATATTATTTTTTGAAATTGAATGTATAATATATATATAACAATGCTCAACGTATACTTTGAAAAATTTTTATCGATTGCAATTATAGCATTTTTGTTATTTATGATATTAAACCATTTGTACAGACGGTACTATTTAGAAGGTTTCGAAGCGGAGCCACCTGCTTCTGAGGAGCCAAAGGTTCCCGAGCCAAAGGCTTCTGAACAAACGGTTCCTGAACAAACGGTTCCTGAGCCAAAGGTTCCTGAACAAACGGTTCCTGAACAAACCCCAATCTCAACTGATTCGGAAACAGACACTGACAAAGCAACGACAATGGCGGACCTTTTTGAGAAAGTAAATAAACAAATGGATATGATTCGAACTTTAAAACTGAGTGAAAAACTTGTGCCAGTAAATATTGACAAGAAAGTGCCCGAACACTCAATTATTTTAGCAAATTTAAAATTGTTAATCAATAATGGCGTAAACAAAAATGAGCTGGACCTCAAAGAAATCTACGACAAATACATTGGGAACAAGGCAATCGCACTTCTCACGTCGGATATCAACTCGGTAGATTTGGAACAACCGCATGAAGATTTGGAAGCAACATTTTTGTCGCGAACCAAAGCTGTGGTAGATGGTCACCAAAAGATAATCGACAAAATCTTGGAGAATAAAAGTAAAGAATAAATATATATGTATGGATTCGCCATTTTTTGTCTGATTTTAATTTGTATCGCCATACTTTTCAAAGATTATATCGCAGTTACTGAAGGTCTAACTGCATTTGAAAAAGCGATGAAAAAAGTTAAAAAATCAAAGATATACAAAGCATCGGGCATAAACAAGTATTTAGCTCCGAAGAAAAATAAGAAAAAGAAGAAGAAATCGCCGGTATTCGATCTTAAGCCAGCGGCATCGGCGGATTATTCGGACAACATTTTACCGCCATATACTGGTGATAATTTCGAGTTGATTAAAAAAGATTTGGTTGAATACGACAAGGCTTTGGATGGGAAAGAATCCACAAAGGTTGTGTCACCGGCTCCAATCGGAAGACAGTACTTCTACAACACGGGTGTCAAATGTACAGACTTGGAGACCGGCGATCTTGTCGACAGATATTCGATTGTGGATTCGCGCACAGGTACCAAAAATGAAGAAGACGGAAGTATTGACAAAAGTATTTTCGCATCGGCAATTGCAGACTTGAATCGGAGCACTATTTTTAAGGAAAAACCGGATTATAAACAAACGATGAAGGATGCTTGCATACCGATTACAATTCAGCCTGTGGATGTGTATGGAAAATCATTGACACCAGAGACACATCATGTTTCATTATTTGATATTGGCACTTACGACAAAACGCAGAATACAGCACCTGCAAAAGAAGGGTTCGCAACACTTGAACGCATGGACTTTGGACAAAAGACTTTTGTATACTCTGCGTCGGTTTTGGGTCTTTATTTGTTTTTCCGTGCACTAAAGTAAGCTGACCACTAAAGTAACCGCAACAAATTGTCGTATTCTTCATCGAACGAGTGATCTGGACTTTCATCTGACCAGAAGCTTCTCATAGTTTCTTCGACGGCGTCCGCTGGGTCATCAATAAAAAGTCCAAACATAATGGTTTTGACTTTTTCTCGATCTCCGCGGCGAATAAAGTGGCGCATCATGGAGGACGAAGTGGGTGGAATTGGATCACCTTGTATAGCAACAATAGTTGGAAGACTGTAAAAAGAAGTTGAGGACAATGGTTTTTTACACCAGGACGGAACACAAGTATCAAAATAAAGCTTGGCACAAGTTCCATCCGCATTCGTTACATCGAATAAACGAATGTTTTGTTTTTCGGCGGGTGTCGGATCTCGATGGACAACATAGATTTTGCGAACATATTGTGCGTATTCTGTGACAGATTCCCAGTAAGGCAGTTGGTAAGCATTGTCGAGACCCATACCTAAACATATTTCGTCGGTTTCTGATACTTTGGACTCGCACAGCTTTTTAATGGTGTGAATCGTAGCGACACTTTTATTGTCGGTGCTTGCGATATTGTATTCGATATCACTTACATCAAAAGTGATATCGGGAAAATAAGATGAAAGAATTCTGCAAAAAATGCGCAAAACATTGAAACGTGAATCGCGAGTTGGAAATAAATGCTGTTTTGACCCACCGGCAGCTGGCATAAATAAAAGCGTTTTTTTAACGTCGCGATAATCCTTTTGTATCTGTTCGGCAAAAGTGAACATTGACATAAAATGACCAAAAGTTGGCGGGCCGAAAGACCCTTGGAAGGAAAAAATCACGTTTGACATTTTTTTATGATAAATCACGATTAAACCATTAATGAATTAAAATGTGATATTTTAATTCTTCAATGGTGTAAAGCTTACAGACGAAATCTGAGGAAAACCTGGTGAGCAACAAGGGCACCCATGCACTGAGCGATGATGTAAGGGAACAGCTCGGTGGATGGTAAGGAGCCAGAGGCGGCCATGGCCAAACTAACGGCGGGATTTACGTGTCCACCAGAAGTGTTTTTGGCTAATAACATGACCAAAGCAAGAGCGGCACCAATGGCTAAAGGATTGGCGGTGGCTAAAATTACATAGACGAAGAAAACGGTTCCTAAAAATTCGATAACGTAGTTGTACATTTTTTATATCATATTGAGAGATACATTTTTAGTTACAAACACATTAAACCTTCAAAGGGGGGGGGAACAAATACAAAGAGTTGTGCAATAAAAAAAAGTGAAGGAGGGGTCAAAGGGGAACGTAGTTCCCCTTAACGAACCCGCATCAAAGCAGTGTAAGCCGAGTTGTTGTATCCACCCTGTGAAAGGTCATTGTAATTTCGGTTATTGGCCTGTTGTTTTCTAAACTTAACATACTCGGAACTATCGGCGACAAACTTGACATTACAAGAAGAGGCGGGAACGCCGGTTGCATCGGTATTCGACCACATGCTCCCAATACGGCGACCATAACCGGGGCGCGAGGCGTTGGTAGGATTGGGTCCACCCGACGAGTAGTTTTTGCGAGAAAGGAAGTCGCCACTGTTATTGACGGCGCGGAAGGGGGTTATTACGCGCGCCTTGTCGTTGACAGTTCCAGTCGCATAAGCGGTATTCCAGCCGGTTCTCAATACTTTGCGCATACCTACTAACTCGGACGTTTTGTAATTTGTAATAGTTTGTTTGCTCGAATATCCTTGAAAGGGACCTCCGAGATTTGAAGAAACAGTTTGATTGGTCATTTATTTATTTATATTATACAAACAAAAATTTTTTTTGTCTAAAACATCTTATAAATTGCAATATACACTTCTTTCAAGTCTTTGCATGCATTTTTCAAATCATTTTGAACGGTATTTTCAGACACATTGGTGAGATAAGCGAGACGCAGTCGGCTGCTTGAATCGTGGGGATGCAGTTTCTTGAACGCGCAAAAGTTGAGTTTCTTCTCTTGTACATAATATTTTTCATACAAATAGTACTCGATGGCCTTTCCTAAAGTATAGTCTTCGTTTTCCAAGATGATGTCGAAACTGTGGTTCATGGTGGTTGGACTCGGTTCGATCGGTACAGTTTGCTCATCAAGGCTGCTATAAAATGTATCGAATTTGTTTTGCAAAACGACGCATGCCTGTTTCACCAACGCGGTGTTTGAAAATACACCCACGGTTTCCACGACAAAATCGAAGCTGTCTTTGGCACAATATCGTTGGGCATCGAGGCAGTAAAAGTCCTTTTTCCGGTAATAAATCTCGTCGGCAGTGGCACCGTCTGCTTTCATTTTGTTCTCTACATGTTCCCAGGCTTCATTCGCTTTTTTGATATCGGGTGTATAACCGTATGCGCACTTGGATACAACATTGAACATACTATTCACGCTGGTGTTGGCGACAGAAAATTCGCAAGTAAGTTTGAGTTGCTCTCCGGGGACATCGCCGATTTTAGGCCTTAGACGCGCGAATTCGATAAAGTGGCCGGTTTTCAAGTCAGGTGGGAAGATACGGCGTTGATCGACTTCGGGCAAATAATCGCCGGTGGTTTTGTTTTTAATTCTGAAATGTTCGGTGGTAACTATCAAAATATGGTCGGTCTGATTAGTCTCGTTGATTTCCAAAATATATTTACCCGGCAGTTCTTCGAGGTTGGTGCTATGTATGGGGACACAACTCAGTCGCTGTTTGATAATCTCGTTGTGTAGACGTCCAGTATTCGCGACGATATTGCATTTGCTGTCTGCAAAGGTCTCGGTCCGAAATACGACAGTATTTATGTCGTTTATAATGACGCGTCGCAAAGCGTTTGCTAAACTAACATTGATGCCAGATAGTGTAAATTTTAAAATACTTGAGTCTTCTTCGACGGTTTTGATTTTCGGATTCATTTTTTTATAATAGTCGTTTATATTTATTTATGACGTATTGTGATCCAGTTATACTTTGGCATATTGGGCGTGACTGCTTTCCACGGGCCATCTGGATAATCAGACTTTTTGAAAACGCGTCCGCAACTGGATCCGAATCGTCCGATGAATTTCATTTGTCGCGCAAGGGCTGAGTCAACAACTTTGCCGTCAACTGCGCCTGCGATATTAAACGCTGACCCTTTTTCACACTCTTTGTGTTTGCAAATACAGCGAAACCCTTTTCTGTCAGACTTGGCGACACAATCGTAGTGGTCTGCGAGAATTTTCTTTGCACTGTGAAGATCGATTTTGTCTTTATTGAGCAAATAATCGAGACGTAAATTTCGGCAGCCAGAACTTGTCGTTATGTCATACATATCGTTGTTTTTTAAAGTTTCTTTCGCGACAATTTGTGGTGAAAATACGCTGTTCATGCCGTAGAACAAGCCGTCTTTTGTTCTCTGGACATCGTGCGTTTCTTTGGCCAATTCCAGACGCAAGATCTCGCCGCTGTTAATGTCACCAAAGAGCCATGAACAAGCATAATCGCCGGCGTTTTTGAAGAGCATGATCGATACATAATCGTCTAGAGATTTGGCGGTCTCCATGGCTTTGCGTATCCTGAAAAAATAGGGAACTCCGGATTCAAAGTCCGGTTTATAATTGATTTCGGCAATAGTAGTTTCGCATCCGACGATTCCCGCGGCGGTGATGAACCAGTCGGTCGAACTTGACACAAGACCTGGTATGGTTTGCATAACAAAGGGAATGGCGCCCTCGGGATACATATACAAGACAACATTGGAAATAAACCCGATTGAGTAGTCACAGTGGGTATTGTGCGCCATGATAATATCACCGGTTCGTGTTTTGCTCCCCGTGGCGATAAAAGCGCTACATCTTTGCGGATCGGTTTTAGATTCGTAGATTTCGTTCATTGATACAAACATGTTCCAAGCGACAAGCAAGTCGAATGAGACACCAGACCCAGCGGCGATTCCACGAATTTCGTCGAATATATTTTGCCAGCCTTCGAATATGAGTTTGCGACATCGGTCGACATATTCGTCGAGTGTAGTTTTGTAGTACTTTTTCACTAAATATGTTAGCACTGGTTGTATTTTGTTGATTTGGTGGCGGAGTATACAACCGTGCTGGAACCCCATTTCTGCGTGTGTGCCCTTGACACTTGCGACAATCCAGCCGTCGTGTGTAGACCGCGGCGTTTTTTTGCATGACTTTGTGGATGTTTTTGTCGAGCTTTTTTTTGTGTTATTGCTCATTACAATAAGACGATACAATTTAAAGGAAACCGACGGTTTCCTTTTGATCCTTCCCTTATTATATCCGCCTTATTACAAGTTTTAGATATTTCCTTTTTATGAACAAATTTTTTTAGCATGTAAACAGCATGATAAAAAAGTAAAGGGAAGGATCAAAAGGAAACCATAGGTTTTCTTTATTTATACCAGTGAAGATTTAAAATGGGACGCCCCATAGGGGCGTTATTTCAAATCGTTACTGATATTTGACCATTGGAGAATGAAAATGTCCCATTTTAATTCTTCAATGGTTTAAACAAAAAACACGTAGGCGATCCCAATAAACATCACTATAAACGGTAACAGTACCAAGAACCATGAGACCATTTCAAACCCATTGATGCACAACAAGTCGAGAACCCAAGTCCAAAACAGAATATACAAAAATTTGATAATAAAAATAATATATTTGTTGGTTACATTACAAGAATAATCGCCTAAACAATACAAATTTGTGTTGCCAAAATTTTGAAGTAACATGATAAACATTGCGATCATTGAGATTACAAAATAAAAATACGCAGGTGTGCACCACTTTCGGAAATTAAACGACATATAATTTATGCCAAGAAATTTTATACCATAGCACGTTGTACAGATGACGGCCCGGTTGGCATTAACATATTTGCATTGCTCGACGCTCCGGAAAGAGTGCCGAAGTTACCCATAAAGCCCCACCCGCCCTTCAAATACTTGCGAGAGTGGTTTTTGCGATGTCCTCGGGCTCCTCCTGTGGTAATCATTCGTTGAGGATCTGTGGTATACTGATTTTGAGGATAAAACATGCGAATGGGTAAGCCGCCCTTCATGCTTTTTCTTCGATGGCGAAGTCTCTTTGTTTTTGTCTTTGGCATTTCTATACTATATAAGGGGAACCAAAGGTTCCCCTTTGACCCCTCCTTTTATTTTGCCTGGGTTTTACAATAAAATAAAAGATCTACTCCCTTTTTATTTTGCCTGGGTTTTTACAATAAAATAAAAGATCTACCCTCCTTTTTATTTTGCTACAAAAAAAGGAGGGATTAAAAGGCGTAGGCCAGCTTCGCTGGCTGAATACCTTTGGTTCCCTTTACTCAATATCCACATGAGTCAACAAATGTCTCCGGCAGCAGGGATCTGTTAATCCTAAATCATCGAGAACTTCGCCCTCGGCGGTTTTCTTGGTATTTTCCTTTGTTAAGTAAACGGTTTTCGAAATCACCGCTCCATCTTCGGTATTCATTTTTGCCTGTTTTCTTTGTCGCACTTGTTCTAAATAATATGCATACTTGTTTGCCAACACTTTACCACACGTCACACACTTTACTGGGATAATCATTTTTGTAGGTTATAAACTATAGAGAATATATATTTTTTTTATGAGCGAAACCCGAGACCTTTGCGGGCCAATGAGAATGCAACATGATTATTCAAAGTGTGTCGATCGAAAAATGTGGTACACGGACTCTTGATCAGATGGAATCGTATGTTACCATTCTTCACAAAAAGAGTGTACATCGGTTTTAACAAGTCGGAATTCTTCACTGGATCGCCGTTCGTGCGTTTCCACCCATTTCGAAACCATACATTACAGTAGTTTGTCAAAGAGTCTACCGCATATGTAGAATTTGTATGAATGATACACGATTGGTCTCTAAAATGCAGCCAATGAATTATCATGGAATAATTGATTGCCACGAGTTCGCACCGATGGTTGGTGGCAGGTAGTACAAGCTTTCTTGTGGGATAAGTCAAACTAACATTTTGATACTCATTGCTTGGAAAGTAGATACCAATCCCTCCGCGGGCATACTGCTTTCCATTGTTGATACAAGAACTGTTTGTATAAATTTTTACAGAAAAAAATCGCCGGATCATCATCGTTTTATTTATGATTTGCAGTTCCCGTAACACTTGCCTTGGTAGTAGTAGAAATCTTTGTTTTTCAAACTGTAATCAGTATAATTGGCAGTATTTCGGGGTCCGTTCTCGTTTCCGGCCACACACTTTTGGCCGCCAAGAAGGGTGCAGCAACTAGTTGACGCGCACGTATCCAAATCGAGTGCTCCACACTTTTCCTCAATCAATGCAACATCGTTTTTATTTTGTGTACAAAATCCGCCCAACATACTTGCTGTATTGTATACAGGGGCAATCTGGGATTGTCGCGTGGTTCTGCTCAAGTAAACGCTGTCCTCATAATTGGGCACATAATTTGAAGATCCGAATTTGTATGCACCCGGAATATAATACAAAACAGGTGAAAACTGCGCCTCGGTGTTTTCGATTTTTATCATATTACCATTCTGATCATACTGATAGTAAACACCTAAATTGTTGTCGGAAGCGTTTGTCGTGTCGGTGCCGCGGTACACAACATCCAAGTTGCCCGCATCATATTGTGAATTGAATGTACTCAAAGCATACAAAGTGGTGTTGAAAACCAAAAAATCGCCGGTTTTGTCGCTTGGACTATTTTTACCAAGTTCATAGCCAAGAGGAAGAGGATCGGGTTGTTCTTTCATGACATATTTAACAGGATTGGTTAATCGGATGCGATAATACTTTTTCTCGTTTCCGAATGAATCGCTCGCTGGCAGGGGGGTATCCTCGCCTGTGCTCGTTGAATAATCAACATTTGGAATATCCAAGTAGGGGCCTTGGTTTAGCTGCGCGTCTGTGGTATTTTTATAAGACTGGATCGCAGTTTCTGTAGTATCTTTGTATGTAACCAATTTGGTTGGATCAGTGTCAGAGACTTTGTATCCATCCGGAATAATCGGCTTCATTTTGAATATAGGCGCAGCCTCAGATCCTGTATTAATTTTGTTATAACCAGCGGGGACATCAATGCCAACACCTTGGTTGCCATCCTGACCATAAGTTGCGCCGGGAATATCGACGGTTGCTAACAAGTTGGTGCCCAGTGTAACCATTCCTTCGGCATCTCCAAAATTTACAAGAATATACAATGCTAAAATAATAATACTAAACGATACAAAATAGAGAATGTAGGATCTCATTTAATATATATAGTCATAAAAAAATGCTTCATCAAAAAATGATTTCATCTGTTGACCATCTACGAACCATTGTGAAACAAATGTTTACAGATCCTCCTCCAATAATCGATGTAGATTTTATCAACAAAATTACCGACAAAACTGCGCTATATGCTATAGAGAAAAAGTACGATACATTTATTGAGAAGAACATGGCAATATTGTATTCACACGACGTGATTTATCCGATACTCGACATCCGCGATGCAATTTTATTGAGAATTGGACGTATTCGTCGGCTTGAACAAATGCGCGAGGCATTTGCATAAGGCTTTTGTATAAACAGTAATATATACAAATGTCATTTACATCTGAACCATCAAAGGTTATACAACGATTTGTGAAAACTCATTTGGACATTTTGCCGGACTTCAGACTCACTGCAAGTTCCAAAGCATTTTTGAAGATTTTGTATAACATGGCATTAAACACACCACCTGCACCAAACTACAAAATAATATCGCAAAAACAATATTTACCAAAAGCATCATTTCCTAAAGGGCACATGTTTGATTTATTGACAATCGATACAATTAAAACTCATATAATTAATTTAAGCAAAAACGTGACACATATACAACTTATTGTGGGCATTCGAATATACAATATATACTTTGTATTACCAAGTGGTTCGCCTCCTTTAAATCTGGACATTTGTATTGCGCGAATGAATCAGTGGTTGCAAATAGCAACATCCTTTGTGGAATCGCGCCGGTGTTCGAAACAAGTGGATGTTTATTTGTATTTAACCGATTTTGTGAAGAAGCTGCCGCCAACATTTCGCCAACCGATTGCCGAGGAGAATGTAAATACTGCATTCACAACACGTTGTAGCGACACAACCGAAATTTTAATATTTCGAAGAGAAGAATGGTTCAAGGTGTTTATTCACGAGTGTTTCCACAATTTGGGACTCGATTTCGACATTTCGAGCAAAAACAAGGACTTATTGAAAAGTGTTTTTCCGCTGCACCAGTCCATGTGCCAATTGGGCGAAACATATGCCGAGTTGTGGGCCGAGTTGCTCAATATTGTATTGACAAGCGCAAACACAAGAAACTCATTTGAACAAATTGTCGCGAATATTGAAACCCATATACAAATCGAGCGCAAATATTCTTTGTTCCAGGTATCGAAAATAATGAACCATTTTGGAATCAAGTACACAGACTTATTTGTATCAACTCCCCACTTTAAAGAAAGCACCGAAGTATTTTGTTACTACGTTTTGAAAACGCTGTTGATATACAACTGCAACGATTTTATTGGATGGGTCAAGAAAAACTGTTTTGGGCTCCGTTTTGACTCTACCAAAGTTGGCTTGTTTATTGAAGAATTGATTATACCAAGATATAATCAAATCCGATTTATAAAAGCCATCGACAGTGCGTCTTTTCAAAAGAGTCGCAATGCGTTTGTCGCAACGACAATGCGAATGACTGCGCTTGAGTAACCTTATTGTAATCTGTGTAAAATCTCTTCGTGGTTCATACTTGTATTGCTTCGAACGGCATTTATCATCTGCATGTCGACAAGATCTGGATGAACATACCAATCCTCAAACACACAATGTTGACCGTTAAAAACAACCGAAACATCGGGGAAAACTAGTTCATAGCCGCGTTTACTGAAGATTTCTCGAGACCGTTCGCGCGAGTTGAAATAGTTGCCTCTGTATATATCATGTTCAAATGTGACTGTAGCGAAACGCTTTTTGTCAAAAACAGTTTTGTCCAAAAGCTCTAGAGTATCGATTGTCGACTTATTGTCAACATCGAGGTCAATTTGTAAATAGTCCATGTCGGTTGGAAAGGTTTCGAGTAAAGATTCGTAGTCAACAAGTCGGGCATCGTTTATTTGATAAGTCGAGTTTTGTCGCAGAGAACGATACAATGGCTCAAATGCCGGATCATACTCTATCAGAACACCCCGCCAACCAAACTCGGATTCCAAAAGATAAGTATTATTTCCGGCAATCGGATGGTTTGATCCAATTTCGAGAAATGTTCCGTTCATTTTGTTTTTGAGAACAGAAAGAACGAATTTGTCCTGAGATGCTTGACTTTGACTATTCATTATATACATTTTATAATTTTTGCCTTTATGTGTGTTTTTATATAAGAGTCGCGAGTTCGTTTTCAATTTCGGAAACTCTTTGTCTTAAACTTTCCAATTCTTGACGAAGTGCATGCACTCTTGCACTCCCTTGTGGTTTAATCTTCTCGTAATCAGTCTTGAATGCGCTGATGAGCCCAAGTTTTATGTCGGAATGGCCTGGGCAACCAGCAAAATGAACGACGGTTGTGCCCTCACTTACTGCAGAAGCTGCGCTTGGTCGACTTCTTATGAAGGGTTTTAACACATTTGTATCGCACATATCATTCTTGATCAAGTAGAAATTTAAGAACGGCTGGTCGTAAAAGCGAAGCTTGTTTTGATACATATCGAGATAAAATGATTGCTTCGTCTTTATGAAAATCTTTTTGACTGCTGGAATGTTTTTAAATCCTAGAGCATATGCGCCAAGACCCTCTCTGTCGGACCACTGAGCATCGTCTTTTAAAAACAGAGAACGCCCCCAATACTCACCTTCATTGAATATAGTCCCCTCTCCAACCGTGTAGACAATATCTGCGACAATTTTGTCAAAAATCGAATCGGGATTTTTCAATAAGATAGAGTCGGCATCAAGATACAAAAATTTGTCGTACTTATCGGCGAAAGGGAAATCGAAAATGTCCAATTTGGAGATACGAGCTTGGTTCATCGTCTTGTAAAAATTCTTTTCAAAAAATAGTATGTTGGCAGATGTAGCGAGTGAACACTTTTTTTGAATTACTTCTTTGTATTCTGTTGTGGTGTATACCAAGAAATCGGACGACGACCCTGATTGTGCAAATGACTCGATCAAGTTTACGACAACATCAGTATAAGCCTCTTGGTGAAAACAACATGTGTAAATCAGGTTTTTTGAAGACGACATATTTATTTGTATCAAACTCACACTTGTTTATATCAGTTTATAATAAATGAACATTTCCAGGGGTTTTCTATGAAAGGACATAAAAATAGGAGAAAAATCTTTGGTAATATACTTAAAGCTATTTATTAAACTTTTGTACTATCTATCTAATGCAAAATCAACAATCCAATGGCATGGACTTGATCAAATCGCAAATGTTAACCATGTTAATGATGAATAATATGAACTCGAAAAATAATGGTAGTGAATCCGGAAGCAGCATGGCAAGCACAATTTATCTCTTGATCATCACACAGTTTGTTGATTTAATTATTAAATATCTGCCAGCTCTCAGCAGTTTTCTTTATTTAAAGTACTTATCTCACTATGTCAACACTTATAAAGACACCATCAATACCGTCGTAACTGAAAACAACGTCCTGAAAACAAAGCGTTCGTCCATCACTTTGACGATTCGCATCGGCGATCAAGAGAATGTCATCGGTCAAGCTCTCATGGACTTTGTTACAAACTGCAAAAATACAACCCATGTCAGCTACAAAAATAAAAACTTCATGATGAATCAAACCACGGTTGTAGAGATCGCTCCAGATGTTTTTGCTATCTTGACCAAGTCCACTGATTCCGAGTCATCGTCGTCGTCGTCGTCATCATCATCAAGTCAACCTATGCCGACACAACTCTTGGAAATATACAGTTTTGGCAAAACCGTTGACGAATTGCGAACATTTTTAGATGGTGTCACACAAAATTATGTATTGACCCAGAAAAATAAACTCGGAAATGCCAAATGTTATTTTAATATGGTGCCTCGCTTTGCCTTGAAAATAATGGGCAACGATGGTGTGCAAAAAAAGGACTACTCGCGACTCCCCACCACCATGACCTTTTCAATGAAACGTTTTAGCACCAATCGCAAATTCAGCAACTTGTTTGGCGAAGATATCGAGACCATCAAGAATCGCGTGAATTTTTTCATCAATAATCGTGATTGGTACAACGAGAAGGGCATCCCTTACTCTCTCGGTCTTCTTCTCTCGGGCAAACCTGGCACTGGCAAAACTTCGACAATCAAATGTTTGGCCAATGAGACACGTCGACATATTTTCAACATTAACTTGAACAACGACATCACCAAACAACAGCTGGAAAATCTGTTTTTCAACGAAATGGTGCAGGTGGAAGTCGGCGAACCATATTGTATTCCGCTCGATCAACGCATTTATGTGCTTGAAGATATCGATTGTCAGAGCGATTTGGTGCTCCAGCGGTCTGAGTCGACTGGGCTTAACAAAAGCGGTGAGGGTGATGTTCACAAAATTGATCTATCGTTTTTGCTGAATTTGCTTGATGGCGTCTTGGAAATGCCAGGGCGCATTGTGATTATGACATCGAATTTTCCCGATTTGTTGGACACAGCTCTTGTTCGTCCTGGGCGTATCGATATTATTGCCAAGTTCACTTGCTGCTCGTTCGACACTGTTATCAAGATGCTCGAGTTTTTTTACGACACCTCGTTAACAGACAAGCAGCGCGAATCGATTCGAGAGACAGGCGAGTTCAAAATTACGCCGGCAGAAATGAGTCGAATTATGTTTGAAAATTTTGCGAATATCGATGGTGCCATTGCAAAATATAAGGATTTTAGCGGGGCTTTAGATAAGCAGCAACAAGTCGAGCCTTTAAACGAGTCTCAACTCAATAATAGTACATCAGAAGTTGTAGGTGCGACTGCAAGCACTGTAGGTGCGACTGCAAGCACTGTAGGTGCGACTGCAAGCAATGATGAATTTTCAAAACCGCAAGTAGTATATCCAGACGCCGCGAGAAATGAATTTTACCAAAAATATTCAGACGAGACCGAAGACGAATTTTTAAAACGATTTGAAAAAAAAAATGAAGATGGAACTATAAACACAACTTACGAAAAATATTTGCATGATACAGTTGAAAAGTACGAAAAATATTTACCAGATTATTTTAACGACAACAAACATATTATTTGTTCACCAATACCGTTGGAGTGCTTATTAACGCCGTCACAAGAAACTTATTCAACATTCGACACTGGCGTATTCAGCGGAGCTTCTGCGTTCGAATAAACTCCGCAAGATAAGTAGCCGACAGTAATTTAGGGACTTTACTAAGAGCCAGTGAGGCTATTTATAATTAAAAAAAAACTTTTTATAATTATAAATATATACAATGAACTTTTTCAAAAGGGATTTTGAAACACCCGACCAAATAAAAAATATAAGTGTTGAGGATATTTTGAGAATACCGCCAAACAAAATAAGTACAACAAAAATTATGGCACACAAAGATTTTAAAGATATGGACTCTATGAAAAAAGAGGCTGTAAAATACATTGGTGAACAAAAACGCATGAGAGATGAGTTTGAGTTTCCTTATCCAAGCTCCGACAAAATAGTAGATTTGTTCAAACGTCGCCAAGCGACAAACAAACAAGTTGACCAAGTTATAGACGACGCAGAAATAAAAGATATGGAGTATCGACTTGAAAATCTAAACTTTAAAGACAAATTTCAACCAACCCCCAGAAAAGGCGGAGCCAATCGTCGATCAAAAAAGAGACAATCGCAAAGAAAACGCAAGTCTCAACGCCGTCATCGTCGTTACACCAGAATTCAATTATAAAATGGCTTAAATACAAGTGTATCAACCATATCATTCATATATGGGAATCAAAAATCTTAATAATTTTTTAATTAATAACTGTTCAATTTCGAAAGTACATCTAAGTGAATTTCAAGGCAAAAAGATCGCGGTCGATGCCAGTATTTATTTGTATCGGTTCTTGAGTGAAGAGAAACTTGTCGAACACACTTTCCAAATGGTGTCAATAATGTCCCACTACAATATTTCGCCAATTTTTGTATTTGACGGCACGCCGCCTCCAGAAAAAAAGGACGTGATTAACGAACGACGTGAGAAAAAACAGACTGCGCAAGACAAGTATGAACTGCTCAAGCAAACACATACTGATTATGATACAGACGAAATGCAAAAGTTGAAGCGACAATTTATCCATGTAAAACACAGCGACTATGTCATTGTCAAGTCGATCCTTACCAACTCGGGTGTTACTTGGGTAACCGCGCCGGGCGAAGCGGACGAACTATGTGCGCACTTGATGCATACAAACCAGGTATATGCTTGTCTAAGCGATGATATGGACATGTTCGCATATGGTTGTCACCGTGTCTTGCGTCATTTTAGTCTTGTCAAACACAATGTTTTGTATTATAACTTGCACGAAATTCTGTTCGAATTGCAGCTCACTGTTCAAGAGTTTCGCCAAATCCTTGTATTATCTGGAACTGATTATAACAACCGAGAAATTAACAACGATTTGAACGATTCGGTCAAGTGGTTTCGCAAATACAAGAAGGAAATGATTCTTTGTGAACGCGACCCTATCCCGTCGTTCTACGACTGGTTATCCGAAAACTCGAAATATATACAAAACTTGGAAAAACTCAACCAGGTTTTGAAAATGTTTCGGCCCAGAGAAAAAATGGATTTTGTATTACATCCAGGGCAATACAATAAAAAACTGTTATGCGAAGTTTTGGCGGGTGATGGATTTTTGTTTTCTCCTCAATCATAAAAATAAAATAAAATGCCGCTTAAACTTATTCGAAAACCCGAACACCAAATTGATGGTGAACTATCTTTTACAATTGGCACAAAAGACTTTTACTTTTATGTCAATATTTTTGACCTCGACATCATCGAGTATATGAACTCGCTCGACATTTTTTATTTTGTATACAAAACAGGTACCAAACGTCATGTTGAGTACGTATCTTGTTTTCGGAAAATTGTCGCCAAACTAGATAGCAATGCCTGTTCCGTAAAATTTTTTAATATAGAATTAATTGTCACTCCCGACTGCCGCGAAGAATTAAAAAAAGTTTTTAGTGATTTGGATAAAGCAATTACACGAGAATTTAAATTACAGTATGGTCTTACTTACAAAAAAATTGATACAGACAAATACAATATAGAACATTATCGCAATTATTTTGATTTTTACAATGACTAGTAATACTCGATCGCCTCCCCATATTCAACCCTTTTTTGGTTAGGATCGCACACAATATTGCATACAACGCCATTTCCGATTTCGTATTCCGAGTAACCAGTCTCGAAAATCTCTTGCTGAACCGCGCTTATCAAGTCGCTCCACTCATTGGGAATAATTTTTGCGTCATAATATTCGTGAGGGATTTTGGCAGATTCTTTCGGAACGGTATTTACACACAATATCGAACCAAGCTGTTCAAAAGTTTTGCACAACTTGCTTACACTATAATTGTATGGAAGATTCTCGATGATTAAATTCATTTTCGTGTAGTAAACATATGTGTTTTCTGTTCGGAGATCATCGTCGTTGTCATATCCTGCTTTATTTGCGTGCTCTACTTTATCATCGTCGACTCGCTCTACCTTTCCGCCAGCCGCTGCAACAAGATTTTGTTCCCGTTCCTTCTTTCGCTCATTCTTCCAATTGTTCAAGGCCGCTTCGTTTTTGGCAATATCCGCCTCCGAATTTGCAAACTTCTTTGTTCTCGAAAATTTGACATTTTTCAAAAATTTCTCTTCTGGTTTTGGCATATTTTTTTATGATACCACCCCAGTTTGTTCTTCATCCGTCAATTTTTTGTCTCCGTAGTACGGGTATGCCAATTTTTCAGCAACCAATATTTCGTTAAAAGAACTTTCGTCTTTTATCGAAGCATACAATTTACCCAACAGGCGTCCATACTTATCAAAATTCCCGCATTTCAACACTACAATACATTCGCTCTCTTCAAGAAGGGTTCGCAAATTCTTACGCGCAATGCCGAGATCAATATCTTTCGAAGGCTTCCTCGTAACGAGTTCATACAAACGCATGCGGGCGCGCAAGGCTTGTTCTCGATTTTTCGAGTGGAGTTCACATGTATCAATCCCGTAGAGTCTTACTGTAAATTTGTAATAATTGCCGAATAACTCGAATGCACAAGTTACAGTGTCGCCATCATATATGTCGATTACCTTTGCGACAAAAACTTTATCTTCGAGGGTGAACGCGGGGGTTTTTTGGAAATTACAATCTTTGAGAGAAGAGTTTTTGACACCACAGCTTCCGCCGTCACAAGTTTCGCCACAGCTTAGACAAAGACCCATTGTATATATTTATGGTATATACAATCATAAAAGTATTTATTTATTTTTTTAAACAAAAACCCCCAAACAAAAAATGAAAAAAAGCGCCAAAGCAATTTCTTGTATAGAACCGTCACACCAAACCATTTATGAAAAATATCTGGAGTACACACGCCAGTATCAACAACAGTATGGTTTAAGAACCATTGTACTCTTGATGGTTGGATCCTTTTTTGAAGTCTACGGTCTCAAAACCGCCGCCGGTGACGTGGTCGGCAGTGCCATCATCGAGTTCTCGAGCATTTGCCAAATGAACATTACCGAGAAAAAGAAGGCAGTCGTCGACGGCAATGCCGTTCTTATGGCTGGCTTTCCTGAATACACACTCGAACGCTATTTGCAAAAACTCAGCGAATCTGGATTCACCGCGGTTGTCATTGTTCAGGACGAGGAAAACAGTATCCATGGCGACAAGAAAAAACATATTGTCCACTCCATCCACTCGGCGGGAACCTATATTCCCTACGACATTGATCAACCGAAGTTGTCCAATAATATAATGTCGATCTGGATCACATCCTTCACATCCGTTTTGAAACCACGCCTCCAAATCGTGTTTGGCGTCTCTATTGTAAATATTTTTACAGGAAACTCGTTCATCTTTGAACATAAAACCGCATTCGAAAACAACCCAACCACGTTCGACGAACTAGAACGCGCCGTCTCTGTATACAACCCTTGTGAAATCATCATTTTGTATGATCTTTCAAAAATTACAAATCAAGAACAAAGTCTCCTAAAATCAATCAAGACCTACTCGGGCATCGACTGCGACTCTATTCACGAAATTTGTATACGCGACAACACAAAGGCCGAGAACTGCATGAAGCCCCAGTATACAATCCAACTTCTCGAAACCTTTTTCGGATCCGAAGCCTACGAAACCTGCCAAGAGTTTTATCTTTTCCAAGTCGCCACCCAGTCATTCTGCTATCTCCTAAATTTTCTACAAGAACATAACCAAGCCCTTGTGAAAAAAATCCATGTACCGGTGTTTGCCTCCCTCAGTACCAATGCTATCTTAGCCAACCATACGCTCAAACAATTAAATATTATCGAAGACAAATCAGCAGACAGCATTCGAAGCGGAAAACTGTCCTCTGTTCTCAACTTTTTAAACCGCGCATGTACTTCTATTGGAAAACGCCGCGTTCAAGAACAGCTGACCACCCCCGTTTTCGACAAGACATGGCTTAACTCCGAATACGACATGATTTCCTACATGTTGTTGCCAGACAACAATCACTTTGTATCTTTCTTTCGAAAACAACTTGCCGATGTAGTAGACCTCGAAAAAGTGATGCGACAAATCTTGATCAAGAAAATATCGCCCTCTATTGTCTACCGTTTATTCGAATCGGTGAAACATATACAACAAATCCATACTTGTCTCCTAGAAAACAAAGTATTGCTTGATTACTTGCCCAACTCTGCGTCGATTGAAACTGCATGTACCACAGTCATCGCATCAATTGAAAACTTTTTAATCGTTGAATCCTGTAAAAATATTAATTCAACTAGTATTTCAACACACATTGTAAAATCTGGCGTCAATGGAGAACTTGATGCCATGATGAATGAATACAAGACAGCGACAGAATGTTTAACAACAATCCACACTTTTTTTAATTTGGCCATGCGAATATCCCTAAACGACGACACCGAGTATGTAAAAATCAATACAACGGAGAAGTCAGGACCCTCTTTCCAATTGACAAAACCGCGCGCCAAGACACTGAAAGAATTACTCGACAAAAATGAGTATCATACAAAACCCTGTTTCCTTCGCTCACTTACTCTTGTGAAACCGGGCACTGTCATGTTCAACAACATTTTGATCGAGTTTGGGGATATCAAGTTCCGCACGGCCTCTACAAACGCCGAAGAAATTGTCTTTGAACAACTCACGCGACTTACTGCCAAAATCCTACAACTTGAAAATGCAATTGAGCGCAAGACAACCTCGTTGTACAACGACTTTGTACAGAACACGTTGGAAAACCAGTGCTACGATCATATTGACGCAATTGTAAACTATGTGGCAAGGCTTGACGTTTTGCAGACAAAAACCTTTGTTGCGAAAGAAAACCGGTACTGCAGACCCCAACTTGTCGAAGAAGAAGACGCACCATCGTTTATTAAAGCAACAGGAATCCGTCACTGCTTAATTGAGCACATACAACAAAACGAAACCTATGTCACAAATGACATTGAGATCGGAGCCGGAGGTATTCTCTTGTATGGAACCAATGCCGTTGGAAAAACAAGTCTTATCCGTGCAGTCGGAATCGCCACAATTCTTGCCCAATGTGGATTCTTCGTACCTTGCACCGACTTCTTGTTCCAACCCTATCGAGCCTTCTACACGCGCATCCTTGGTAACGACAATTTATATAAAGGCCTATCTACATTTGGTGTAGAGATGAGTGAACTCCGTGTGATTTTGAACAATGCCGACAAATACAGTTTGATTTTAGGAGACGAACTGTGTTCAGGGACGGAGACACAAAGTGCACTGAGTATTTTTGTCGCGGGACTGATTAGTATGCACAAGAAGTGTGCGTCCTTTTTGTTTGCGACACATTTCCACGAAATTTGTGACTATTCGGAGATTGTGGGGATGGAGCGACTTTCGCTCAAACATATGGCGGTGCACTACGACCGCGAACTTGACTGTCTTGTATATGATCGCAAACTCAAGGATGGACCAGGCGACAGCATGTATGGACTCGAAGTGTGTAAATCGCTGCATTTGCCGACGGATTTTTTGGATGCCGCGTTTGAAATTCGTACAAAGTACTTTCCGGAGAAAGCTGGAACATTGAGTCAAAAGGTGTCGCGTTACAATTCGCAAAAGGTGCGTAGCATGTGTGAAGTTTGTAAAACTGCGTTGAGTAGTGAAGTGCATCATTTGGAGATGCAACAAGACGCGGATCAAGACGGGTTTATTAAGGGGACTGCCGTTCATAAGAACCATAAAGCGAATTTGATGGCCTTGTGTGAAGAATGTCATCAAAAGATGCATGGCGAAAATAACAAGACTTTAACAAAAAAAAAGACAACCAATGGTTATGTTTGTATTTAGTGGTTTTTATAGTCTTGGCACTGAAGTAAGTAAATTAAGTATGCAAAGATATAAAAATTATATAAGGCAAATATATAAAGAAAAAATATGACTGGACCATCAGATATTCATTCTGTAAATTTAAGTAATGGTGTTAATTTTATAATCACTATTGCTGATAGATCTAAAAGAACTAAAGAAGAAACTGATACAAGGGAACACAAAAAGGTATTTGAATTGTTGGGTAAGTGTAAAGAGTCTATCGAAAAAAATACTGGTTTCACAGAAGATGGTGTTAAACATGCTCAAATCGCGGTTGAATCTGCAAAAAAAGCACTTGATGCTAAGGATGCCGAGTCTATAGCAAAAAATAATAAAAAGTCTGATGCTGGGGCAGATGCTGGGGCAGATGCTGGGGCAGATGCTGGGAAAAACAATACTGCTAACCAGAAAGGCGGATTTTTAGGCGCGTCTACGGCTGTTATAGCTGAAAAAGGCCAAGATGACCGAACTTATACATACGCCGGCGAGGTAAAAACTAAATTCAGTACGAATACTATACATGGTCATGGTGTAATTATTTTGGGTGAACGCGAAGCCGGTAAACCTAGGGCTCAGATTTTGTCACAAGATACTTATTCTTATGCTGGCCAGTTTGTTGAAGGCCAAAAAAACGGGTCTGGCATTGAAACTGGTCTAGAAAAATTGAGTCAGTCCAATGTCACAGAAAAGCATTATTATGTCGGTAAGTTTGATAAGGGCAAACGTTGCGGCGGTGCATATGCTATTGGGTCAAACACAGTTTATATTGGAGATTTTGGAAAAGAGATGTCAACATTTAATGGTTTTGGTTGTTGGCGCCAAGATGATCAGATGGTTTTTGGAGAATTTGAAGGTAAAGAAGCTGGAGCGGTAGAAGCAAAATTTAAATATCCCTTAATCTATGCAAAGGGCTCTGATATTCGCCGTTACGATAATTCATCAAATTTTGTTATATTTGAGAGTGACGTAACGGCAAAAATACGGGAAATAATCGATTCAATTAAACTTCGTGAAATTTATTCTAAAATGGATGATTTCGCGAGGACTTGGTATGAGCTAAAGAATCCTTTGCAGAGTGTTTGGAACTATTCTACTACATCATCGTACACAATTGGTGTTACTGCAGTTGCACTTGCAGCAGCAGCTGGTATATACTATATGGGTCGCAAGTGGTTGAAGAAAAAGCCAGATGTTGGTTCGGAAAAGGTTGATTCGAAAGGTCCATCCGGAATTGCGTCAGCGGCTGATTCGAAAGGTCCATCCGGAATTGCGTCAGCGGCTGATTCGAAAGGTCCATCCGCAAATGGATCGCAAGAAAAACCGTTGAAAACGGAAAAAAAGACAAGAGTCACTAAGACTCAGCTTCAAGCAAAGGCGAGAGATCTTGGAATACAGTATAAACCCTCTGATAATATGAAAAAGCTGGAAAGTCTTATTGCAGCAGCAAAAAGTGGTGCGTCAAATCGTCGCACAATGCGAAAATCGCGTGGTTCAAGAAGTAGACGTTAAAAATGTTTGTAAAAATTAATTATAAAAAAATTATTTATTTTTTATGAGTAACAATAATAGTTCCATTTGTGGTCATAATAACAGGTGTATTATGATATTTGTATGCGGTGGCGTCAAGTTGTGTGTCAAATTTGCGTCCTCGGACAGTCCACGATTTGCCGAGACACTGGTTATAGCAAGTGTCGCAAAGTTGTTCGTCGCGGGTAAACTCGAGATCCATTCGAACCCATTCGAAATTGCATCGTGAGCAGGTAGGTAGGGGCATATTACAGTTTTTTAAGGTGTTGCAAAAAACTGTACGCGAAAACGTCTTAAAAAAATTAATAGAATAAAATTTGAATAAATTTATGATGAATCGCAGAATTTTATGTTTTTGATTATCGTATAGTCTGAAGCACCATGAAGTAGCTCGAGAAATATCAAAGTCATT